TTTCTCTACAGTCTTCACCAAAAGTTTTATACTTGCCAAATTTTGATTTAGGAAAATACATTTCCTTATTGCAAATGATGCAATTTAACAAAAATTTATTGGGATCAAATGTGAATCTGTTTTTATGCCATGTCATGTGACAATCATAACATTAAAGAGACAACAATGTTCTTATTGTGTCATTTAAGACTGTCATTTCATCTTTTTTATAAACAGACCAAATCCTAGCCTGACCGTGAATTCCATTGAATGCACCTTGATGACAATCTTTGCATAATGGTATGCAGGTATAGTGCATTTTTTGTTTTATATGGTGAGCATCACTCGGGGGGCTAGCACTACAAACTCCACAACTCATATTTTTAATTTTTAAAAAGTGCTCTCGATCATTTTTTGTTAAATTCTTTGAGTGCATTTACATTCCATTCTTTATTTCGACTCTACGGTTGTACTCTAAGACTTTCCACACCTCGATCCTGAGCTTGGCAGCATCCAGCATATATTTGAGATGTTCCTTGGTGTTTTCAGCGGTTTTAAGGGCATCCAACAGGGCAATGTAGTCTTTGTGGGCATAAGCATAAATCTCTTTAGCCCCCAATGAACCAGCCTCCTCCCCCATTAATTCTGCCTTCTTGGTTTTTAGGTATCTCTCCAAGTAATTAGCCTGGGCGAGTGCATCCGCATAGTTCTTAGACTCTCTTTGGATGTATTCAATTGCTTTGTTGGGGTCAATTTCTTCCACGACCACCTCCTCTTTTTCTCCATCCTGATACGTCAGTCATGTGTCTTCTCCTTTGATTTATTTACCCAACAAACCCAGTGGTAAACAGTGCCTGAATCATTCCAGAACCTGTCACCCACTTTGAATAGGCCAAAGCATCGCGGGCATTGATGCGGTTTAAACAAGTCGTTCATAAATTTTTCTCCCGCAACTTGGCTTCGACTGCCGCCATCCGGCTTGATGTTGTCATTGTGCCAGTCATGATTTCCATGTGTTCCTCGTGAGTCAGCCCAACCCATGTGCGCTGTGTTGCTGTGTAGAGTGGCTTCACTTCAGCATGGTTTCCTTTTAGCTGTGCCATTTCAACTGCTTCGGCCTCAGTAAAAAACATATCGTGCAGATTGCCTTCAAAGACTCCCCACGCCACAGGCCCCTGCTGTGCTGGCTTTCGCAAATACTCACGGGCGGCTTCAATCGCCACCTTGCTGAACTCAATCGGTCTTGTCTGCTCTGTGTGATATTCCAGCGCACTCAACAGGTCTGCAATAAGTTGTCTGTCATCCATTGTTCTTCTCCTTCAACTTAGCCTCGGCCCACCAGACAGCAGACTGCCACGCTTGCTCAGTCACCCATGACTCTTTGCAACCCTGCTCAATCTCCTCATCTGTCAGCCCTACCCATGTGCGTTGTGGTGGGGTGGTGGTGTAGAGGGGTTGATCACGTTCAAATATCTGATAAGCCTTTGCAGGGAATATTTCCCATTGCCCCCTATTGCCGGCATTCCAATATTCAAGCGGCTCCTGCTGCGGCTGTGCTAGTGCTTCTTGCCATGTCTGTACTTGTGCGTCATCCAAAGACAAGCCGCGCATCTTTGCAAAGTCTTTGATTGCATCCACTGCTGGTGATGCTTCGTCAGTAGATGACAAAACAAGGCGCTCTTTGCGTGATGTAAGCCAGCCCATGAAGTCAAACAGTGCGCCAGCAATAATTGAATTGTTCATCATTCTTCTCCTTCAAGGTTTTCAATGTGTGTCTGCAAGTCAACGATGCGGGCTGTTTGGACAGCAATAAGTTTGCTGTGTTCCGTAAGCTCATGCGCAAACCCGTCCCGTTGCCGAGTTATGAGCACAATTAAATCACTCATAGTTTGCAGCTCGCCTTCAAGGTCAGGTTCCTGCTCTGGCTGTGCCAAGGCTTCTTTGATGGCGGCGATGGCTTTGTTTAAAAGTTTATTGTTTCCGCCAACATCAAAACAACCACTGTAATAACCGTCCATTGCGCCCTCCAAACCAAAATGATTTCCTGAGCCGTTTATTAACTTGTCACTGCTTTCCAACGCCTCTAGTGCCAGCTTCAATGCTTCTTTAGTCATTCTTGTCCCCTTAATTTATACCCAAACTCTGCCATTCTTTCTTTAATTTCATTTATTGCTTTGCGTCCAAGGTTGGGGGTTTTAAGTAATCTTTGTTCTGTACAACATTGAAGTTGCTCAATAGAAATAACATCATCTGCTTTTAAAAACTTTTCAGTTCGTACAGTTAAATTTAATTTTTCAATGCCCGTATGTGGTTCATTTTCTTTGGTACGCATAGTGATAGATAAGTTGGGTCTCGGGTTTTCTATTTCATCCCTAAAAGACCTTGCTTCTTCTAGTGAATCAAATTTAACGCATACCTCAAATTTATCGATCCACAATGTTTCATTAGGCATCGTGATTGTTCCTCTTGCCTCTTGATATCGTCTTAAATATATTTCTTTAGTCATTCTTTACCTCCATGTATATACCAAAAAATATCTTTAACATCCATTTTTGAAAAGAATTAGGTGGTTTTGGTACATAAGACTCAAAACAAACATTGCTGTCTTCTCCAAATTTAATAAACACATTCGGTTTAGGTGGCATAAAAAATTCATAAATCATTCTTGTCCTCATTACCCGACGCTACAAGGTCAACCAACACCTCACGGTTTACAAGCTGAAGGTCATGGATGGTCAAGTAATTAGCAATAACGTTGCAAGAATCTACTGACCACAAAATGCGTGGCTTCATGTGCATACGCAAGCGGAAGCGCCAACCCTTGAGTTCGTGGGTTTCTGGGTAATACCAAACCCATGCAACAACAAATCCACCTCTGGTGCGGTATAGGTTTAGTCCAACCTTCTTTCGACCGCCTTCTTTTGTAAAGTGAATCATTCGACTACTCCCTTGTGTCCCCTCGCTTTGATTGCATTCGATGAAACTTTGTAATAATTCGTTAGATTGTCTTTAACTGCCATTTCATCCATTAATTTTGCACATTCCTCACGCTCAAATTCGGCACCCATGTCGTAAGCATTACCCGCCAAAATAATTGCGTTTTCGCCAATTCCTGTAATTCTCAGTAAAGATAAAAAGTCTACTTTTGTCATATTTGCTCCTGTCTTCTTAACCACTCTGCCATTAATAATGATTCTGCCCGTCCGTTGTCCATCTGTCTCGCCAAAGGAGCATTTGGCCATAGCCTCCTCGCCATCTCCAGCGACTGTGTCTTATCAGACGTAAGCCCCATATCCTTCTTCCACTTCTGTGGCGTAACTAGCATCCAAGGGCAGTTAATCCGCTCTATGATTGCTATCGCCATACCAAATGCAACACCAAACTTAAAACTGCTCGCAACTCCCTGCGCAGGCATACTATGCACAGACTCAATCACCCCCTCAATGTCTTGTCGATCAATCGCTTGGACTATCTCAGCATGCACCGCCCGTGACAGAATGTGTTTGCCGTTGTTCAACATATCTCCACAGGACTGATACTTGCCGTGGTGATCAATAAGACCCCATGCACCGCTAAAACCTGGATCTATGCCAAGGTACATCTTCATTTCTTACCCTTTAGCTCAAACCAGTCACAGCGCTGGAGAGTAAATCTAAGTGGCCTTTGATGCATACCTTTCTTATCGACAATCATTGGGCAAGTCTTGTAAATTGTGTTGTACTTTTTGCACTCAAAACACAACCGTCTATCGTCTTGCGGGTCTTGATCACGCTCCATCAGCTTATCAGCCAACTCCCAAGCATCCGTATTACTCAAGCCCTCAGCCGCAAAAGTGTTGCGACGTCTCTCATGTTTAATCGCCGCAATCTCCAATTCTTCTTCAGTCATATGTTGTACACCGCAATGCGCCCAGGGTTGTGCCACTCAGCAAATAATCCAAGTGGATTTAAAACTTTATCAATCTTAGGATTGGTTGTCTCACCATCCCAAACAAGACTGCTCTCATTCCAGTAATCACACCACCTATAACTCTCAGGATGCTCAGCATCAATACTAAAATTATTGCCGTCATCTGGGTGCTCATACACAGGGCATCCCATCTTCTGCAACTTGTTAAAAGCTTTTCTCATGTTTCTTTCCATTTTTTCTCTCCATCAAACCCACACATCGTGGTAACCATACTATAACATTAAATTAAAGCATTTAAACAAAAAAAGGGGGCATCCCCCGTATTTTCTAGTAATTGTTCAACATTCTCTAAACACTTTCTTTTGATTGCTGACTGGTGGACAGACTCAGCCCTCCCCATAGGGGCTAAGCCTTCACATGTTTGCCAACTGGAGCCACATGACCCGACAGCCGTTCGATGTTAGGGCGCTATCTTCGCCACCCTTGCCTCTCTCTCAACATCTATCCCGTAGTAGAGGTATCCCCAAATCGCTACTGCCGATACGCGTCCGATTTGGCGGGTAAGGCCACAAAGCAAAAAACCCATTGGTGAACGAGCTTTAGGCTTGGTTGCCGCATAAAGGGGTGCAGTACCACGCACCTTTAGCTTTGACGAAGCCCGCTCACCAATGGGCTTGCGGATCGTTTGTACTGAAACTACAACGGGGTACCAAACCCGTCGATATGACAATTATAACTATACCGTTGCAAGCCGTGTCAAGACCTCTTTTCGTAAATCCATAATTTTCTTTTGTACAGCCATCAAACCTTTCTTTTTGTGCAGGTCGTTGGCGTCCATACCACACTCATCTGCCATCGTCCAAGGCAAACCAGTACTTATTGCCGATTGTTCTCCAGTTTTGCTCAAATCGTTATCTGCAAAAACAAACCTATCACCCTTCAACTGGTCAGCCACCTGCACCAGGTTAGATGCCGAGAAACAAACCACCACCGAGCCGTGTAATCCCATGCTACGGAGCGCTTTGTGTACCGATAGACCTGTAGCATACCCTTCAACAAACCAAATCTCTAAGGCTTCTCTAGGACCCATACACAGCACAGCATTCTTAGCCCTCATGCCGTGGAGCATCTTCTTTTCGTACTTTCTAGCCTCCTGGTCCCAATAGATCTGTTGGTATCCCTGGATTTTATCTGTCACTACGTTACGCATAGGGATCAAGAGCTTGTCCTCCAGCACCAGCGCCTTCATGTCTTTAAACCCTTTTATCTCTAGGTAGGGATGTGGCTCCATCTTGGCCAATCGCAAAATGACGTCAGCCTTTTGCGCGGCAATCTCATAAGATCTGTCTTTTTCAGAGCTTGCCTGCTGGCGCTTAACAGCCCACTCACGCTTTTCAGCATCAGTCCAAGGCTTGTCAGATTCAAACCAACACACGCGAGCCTCGCCTGACCAGTTAAACACCCAACCGCGCCCACCGTCGTAAAAGAATGCGCCGTTAGTAGAGTTAGGCTTATCAACCGTCCCACACCTTCGAATCCTGTCAGATGGGTAGAGTTGCGAATAATCAATCTCCACCCCATGTGCTCTAGCAAAATCAACAAAGTTCATTCTTGTTCCTTAATATCTCTTGCATGAGCTTCTTTATATAACGTACCTCTTCTAACCTGATCTTGTCTTTTAGACCGCCTAGCCTTTCTATTCTGTCCTTAAGTCTAGCTTCTCTGTTATAAATTAATGCTTCTAGTGTTGTTGGTTTCATCTCTGTTGTCCTTTTTTCCAAGCCATGTTCATCTGTGTTATTTTGTTGTGTACGTTACGCGTTATTTCAACATTTTTCTGAGTTGAGAACATCCAAGTTGGCGCCTGCCCCGTAATTCTTTTAAATAAATGCCAAGCCCTACCCTGTTGGTTCTCTGGTTTACTGTGCGCACGGGCATACGTCACTACTTGCGCCCATAAGTGCTCAGCATTGTCTGCAAGCTTCTTCTTATTCTTACCCTCGCCAATATAGATCTCCTTCATGTGTCCAGGCAAAGCATCCTCCATCGCACGACCAGGACGCTCATAGCCACACCCCATACACCTTTTTGTAAACGGCTTGTAACCACATTTAGGACAACCCTTGAGTTCATAATCTTCATCTTTGCGAATCTTCTTATCTAACTTCTCTCCGCTGTCCAACTCAGACAAACCATTGAAAAATATATCTGTAAAGTCTTCAGCAAAGCGAATAATATTCCCGCTAAAGTCCAGAAGATAACAATCTTTCTTACCCGTATCAGGCGAACTGCGAAGACCGCGCCCCCACATCTGGATGGCTGTAGACAGACTCTTGCGCAAAGGCCTAGCATCACACACACATCCAACGTCAGGCACATCAAATCCCTTCGCCAAAGCCTCTACGCTGATCAACACCTTGAGGTAGCTATCAGGCTTTCTGTACTCCTCCAGTAGATCCTCGCGCTCTTTAGCTGTCGTATTAGACGTAAACACCGCGGCCATAACCCCCTGGCTGATGAATGAACGACACAACTCCTCACAATGCTTAATCGTTGCCCCAAAAACAATCGTCTTGCGGTTTTCAGCAAAGTTTAACCACTCATTGACTACATCACCAATAATCCCCATCTCACGCTCTTCAGCGGCCTTGTCTGTCCACTCACCGCCTTTCGTTGCGGCGCCCGTCATGTCAGGCTTAGTACAACTAAATATCCGCATAGGTACCAACACACCCGACTCGGTTAAATCGTGCATGGTGGTTGCGTTAATCAGATTGGTAAATATCTTACCGAGCCCAGGACTAAACGGAGTAGCAGACAGACCTATAACGGCCGCGCCACATTCAACCGCATACTCTGTCCATACCTTGTACTGGGTGTGAGCTTCATCAACGACTAAGACGTCCAGCGCAGGCCAATACTCACGCTTGGCAATAGTCTGAGCCGACGCCACCTGGAGGAGCTTGTCAGGCATTCTGCGCCAATGGTTAGCCTGGATGACACCATGCTCTTCCAAGCCATAAGAGTCAGCCACCTCAGACGTCTGGTTAATAAGGGTAGTACGGTCGCACAGAAATACTGCCCGCTTACCCTTTTGAATAGCCTCGTTACAGATGCGTAGACCAAGGTAGGTCTTGCCTGCACCTGTAGGTGCCATGATTAACTGGCGCTTATGTCCAGCCTTGAAGCCATTACGAAGTTGTTCGTGGGCTGATAGTTGAAATGGTCTTGGTTTTGGGAATTTTGTTCCATCATTACCCTCACTTGGGGCTAGGATTTCGCTCATTTTTTGTTCCTATGAATCTTATCTAACTGGGACTGTAGGCTCTTACACAATTTAATACATTCACTTTTTTCTTTCATGATCGCCGCAATCCGAACCTCTTTTTGGGCGACCAAATAGTTTAAGCGCTTGATTTCAGCATGGGCAGTTGCCAGGGCATCGTCTGCCTCAAGGAGCTTGTTCAGAGCATCCAAATCAGCCTGCATGGCCATTTCATTAGCTTTTAATTCATCCTCGCTGGGCTCGGTGCCGTCCAAAATTGAAGGCCGTGGCTCTGGCGACTCAGTAATGGCTTTTGCCTGCTGTTCCTTGGGCAACTTGGCGATCTGCGCGCCACGTTTGACGCTGATCTTTCCAGCCTCTACAGCCTTGACGACCTCTTCGTCGCCTTTGGTAAGAACGGTCTTGGCCTGTTGAATTGTTTTAGTGCTAGTGCCTGCTAACTCGGCTAATTCTTGATTGGTTTTTATGGTGGAACCCAGTTCCATCCTAGATGCTTTTTGGGCAGATGGTTGCCACTCATAAACCTTGGTATAAGACAATGCCAATTGGCTTTTAGTGAGATGACGCCTAGCTTTGTTCTGAGACAAAACAAAATTGCGGGGATCAATGTCATCTTCTAGTTCCACCTCTGGGCATGGCATACCAAGCTCATTTGCCGCGGTATATCGATGCCACCCATCTATGACCTTGTCTTCAAAAATCACAATAGGCTGTTGAACGCCTAAATCTTCTATGCTGTCTTGTAAAACTTGAAATTCCTCATCTGTCATCGGAGGGAATGCTTTACTCAGTGCGTGTTGTTCTCTCATATTTTTCTCCAAAAAAAAAGCTTCAGGCTAGGAACTCATCCTTGTGGGATGTTGGCGGAGGTGTGTAGTACACCCAGTTCCTAGGCTGAAGCTCACTACAAAACGCCGCCAAGCGTTGAATAACTATATCACAAAAATATATCTGGTCTCAACTCTTTTCTCGTAACTAGTTTTTGCGTGGCATCTTCGATCTTCAAACAAAGGGTGGCAGATGCGCGCTTACGCCCACTCATGATGAGTGACAGCCACGTCTGGGAAATACCGAGGTGCTCGGCCATTTCAATCTTGGATCCCCGTGGCTCTGTTGAGAAGTATTCCGTCAGAGTCATTGTTTTTCCTTACAGTTGCTGGCAACACGCTTCACATAAAGCAGTGTGTACAAACTTACATACGGCGCTAACCCGTATTACGTATTGCCAACGTCCTGAATTTTACAATAACTTTTTGTTAAATTGCAACAAACGCCTATTGTTTTAATTTTATGTTATAGTTCGTCTGCGGCATGTGCCGGTTTAAGGAGTTAAAAATGAGTTTTTACGTAGAAGACAAGGGTGGAGAATTTGAGCGTTGCCCACCTGGTAGTCACCTTGCTCGTTGTTATCGCATAGTAGATTTAGGTACCCAAAAGAAGGAATTCAAAGGGGTAGCAAAGATGTTGCACCAAATCACAATCTATTGGGAAATCCATGGGGTTGATGATGATGGTCAACCGCTCAAGATGAACGATGGTCGTCCTTTTGGAGCTTTTCAGAACTATACGTTGTCCTGGTCACCCAAAGCCAATTTGCGCATTGATTTACAGTCATGGCGTGGCAAAGAGTTCACCGAAGAGGAGATGCGTCGGTTTGACCTTAAAACAGTCCTCGGAGCATGGTGCATGCTCAACTTGATTGACAGCAAGGGTAACGACGGAAAGACGTACACAAACGTCAAAGGAATCACCCCAGTGCCTGCGGTCATTAAGAAGTCTGGTCTTCCAGAGCCAGTTAACCCGCTACAAATATTCCAACTGGACAACCCAGACATGGAAATGTTTGCCACATTTCACGAAAAGCTTAAGGCAAAGATTGCTCAGTCACCCGAGTGGCAAAGGTTGCAGGGTAAGGGTAGCCAAGCTCAATCCGTTGAGCCTAGTTATGACGACGTAGACTCAGATATTCCATTCTAAGGAGATAACATGAAATACATAGCACTCTTGGCGGTGGTGCTTGTTGGCTGTTCATCTACAGGCAACAGCTACACGCAGTATCCTTCACAACAACTTGTAGTTGACAGTCATGTCTCTGAGATGAGTAGACAGGAAGTCATTAACGGCATACATGATTGCCAGTCAAACGGTATGCGCGCGGTCACCATTACATCAAAAAAGATAGTGAGCGGGCACATAACGGATGTAACTACAGCTATTACATGTGCTCCGCGCTATTTCTACTAGGAGACCTAAATGATTCAATTTATTTTGGGCTTTGTCCTAGGGATATACATCGCAACACACAACGTCGTAGAGATGGCCAGCGTTCTAGATCAGGGCGTACAGACAGTCAAATCAATCAAAATCACATCGGAGAAATAATATGAATATAGGAATTATTGCTGGTGTGCTTTGCTTATTTGCTTGGCTAACTCACGTGTTTTATTGCTTTGGTCATGTCATGTGGGGATTCCTACTGGCAGGGGCAATCTTTTTCCCAATCGGAATCCTTCACGGTTTCTATCTTTGGTTTAACTAGGAAATTAAATGACAACAATTATTGCAAGATCCGCTGAGTCGGTTCATTGGTACGGCCAAGACGGCTCACCACAGTACACCGTCAAGGCAAAAGATGGGGCAGACCGCCCCACAACGCTCAGAGACGCGCGTAAGTTCAACTTAGTACCTTCGGTCACGACCGTGATGAAAATCATGGCTAAGCCTGGTCTAGAGGTGTGGAAGAATGAGCAGTTGCTCTTGGCGGCGTTAACTCTGCCAAAGCGACCAGATGAGTCTGAGAAGGACTTTATTGCTCGTATCGTGTTTGACTCAAAGGAGACGGGAAAGCAGGCCGCAGAGCGCGGTACACGCATTCACGAATCCATTGAGAAGTGGTACTCAGGAGACAAGAATGTTGAGCACCCAGAGATGGCTAAAGCCTTTGAGGAGACAGTTTTCAATCACTTTAAGACCCATCCTCTTCAGTTTTGGAAAACTGAACGCTCGTTCTCCAGCAACCTGGGTTTTGGTGGCAAGGTGGACATGTACTGCGAACCAGACGAGTCAGCACCTACTGGAATTGTTTTAGACGCAAAGACTAAAGACTTTGGGCCAGACGATAAGGTAGAGGGCTACGACGAACACGTCATGCAATTAGCCAGTTACCGATACGGACTCAACCTTACTCACGCACGTTGTGCAAACGTATTTGTGTCTCGCACACATCCTGGTTTGATCAAAGTGGTTGAGTGGTCTGAGGAAGATCTTGTAAAGGGCTGGGAGATGTTCAAGTGTCTCTTACAGTTTTGGAAACTCAAAAATAACTTTGGAGCTTAATATGAACCTAGAACGAATGAACGAAATCTTTAGGTCTGTACATATGGAAGAGAACCATAACTTTTTAGAGGACGATCTAAAGCTATTGGCAGATGCTTTTGCAAGGGAAGGAGCCAGGGAAGAGCGGGAGATTTGCGTTAAGGTGGTTACCGACCTTAACCGTGTACTTGGAGAGAAGTTGGCGGAAGTACGCGCTGAGTAACAAAAAGACCCCTACCACGCGGTAGGGGTTAAATGGCCAACTGCAAGGCCATCACGCCGAGGAGACTTTTTCGACGTGACTATTGAGTCGGCTGAGTAGTCTCTAACGCCGACTTGTATGGGAAATATTTATCTTTAACGTAATTGGCTATAGGTGCACCTACTGCTGTTGCGATACCTGCTGGTATACCTACCTCTGGTCCAAGCATCATTGGAGCCACATACGGAGCTACAGCACCCAAAGCAGATGTTGCTGAACCAACAACATCTCCTCGTGTAGCGCGGTTATATGCATCAGAACTTGAAAGCCCTAAATTCACCGCAGGAACTGCCCGTCTAGGAACTGTAGTTAAAGCGGTGCCCAAACCTGCTCCAACACCCAAAGTACTCAATGCGCCTTGCGTATCACCCTCTTGATATTTATCTAAGGCATACGGAGCAGAAAAACCTAATCCGGCGCCAACTGCGGAACCAAAAGCTTGTGGAGTTCTTAAAGATGGAGATCCTTCGTGCCACATTCTTATTGCTTCATTCATAACAGATTGAGCACGTGACCTGATAGAAGCATCTGGTGACTTAGCCATCTCCTCAGCTTTACTGGCAAGTTGTTGCCATTCAGATCCAACTTTTTGAATTTTGCGTTGTCTTTCTCTATTTTGTAATTCTTGGTTATGCTCAAGAATTTCTTGCTTACGTTTATTTTCAGCATCCATCCTATCTTTTTCTTCTTGACTAACAATAAATCCATGTTTTGTTGAAGAAACATCAGGAAATTCTGCAAGAGGTTTGTCTGGATTTAAACCAACTGACTTTAATATTTTTTGTTGTCCAGCAACTCTTGCCGCTTCTTGCGCTGTTCTAGTGTTGTAGCCAGTTTGGCGTTCTCTTCCAGTAGCGCCAGTCTCTTCATCAATACCACCTCTAACAACCCTTTCTGATCGCGTTTGTTTGGCTCTTTCTTGGCCACTTGTAGAGGCTTGTTGCCCAGAAGGTGTAAATTCAGATGCTGGGTATCCTTCTGAAGTCATGCCAGGTGTTTTTGTAGGCTCATTTATTGGCGCAACCGCTTTATCCCTATTTAAATAAGCAGAAGCCATTTTGAATGGAATTTGTATTTTTGGCGTTAAACCTAATCCGCCGCCAACTACAGCGCCTGCTGGCCCAAGCAACAATGAATCTTCAAGTGTTCTATTTACTTCTGGTTCTGATTTTTGTTCAACAGTGTTACCAGAAGTTGTTGTATTTGCTTGAGTGTCTGGTTGTTCAATTTGTTTTTCTTCAAAAGATGTACTAGGCAAATCACCGCCATATGATTTTGCAATTTCATGCATGTATGATAATGTTTCATTAGGCAACACATCTAAATTGCCAGATTCATAAAATTTATTTCTAGTATTAGTACTAGCGTTATATCCAGCCAATATCTTATATGGATCATTTCCAATCTTTGGATTGGACATAAGCTGTTTAATTAAAGTAATACCACCATGAATATTGTCTTTAACATCATTACGATCTACACCAAGACCTTCTGCGGTTTCTTTTGTAAGTTGCATTAAACCATGAGCATCTTTTTCTGAATGAGCCTCAGGGTTAAATTTACTTTCTTGATAAACCATAGGCCAAACAAAGTCTGGGTTGACATTTTGTGCTCTAGCTTCTTTATCAATAGCCAAAGCATGGGCTAATTGATCATCATTTAAATTATGTTTGTGCAAAAACTTTAATTGGTTATCGCTTAACCTCTCCAGGTCTTTAAGGTCTAATTCCATGATTTACCTTTTAATCAGTTAATAATCCACGTTTTCTCATAAGATCTTCAATTGCTGTATTGTTAGTTATGCGAGATTTATTATTTGAACTTGAAGATGATGCTTGTGGTTTTGTCTTAACAGATGGCGCTGAAGCAGATGAAGCGGTATATAAAGAAGAATACGGATTATAGAATTTTGGCAATTCTGAATCGGCTGTTGGAGATTTTTCAATAGCTCTTTTTTCTTCCTGTATTTGTCTTTGCAATTCTGCAAATCCAGAAGATGGATCAGATTCAAACCCAGCAGGATCTCTGCCTCGATAAGTTTGTCTTAAAACACCTTCACGAGTTTGGGAAGACTTTTCATGCGCAATCAAATCAAGCATTTTTACAATTGCAAGCTTGGAATTAAGTACGCTAGGTTGTGTCTGTGATAACAAGTTTTGCGCCCCAACTGATGGGTTTTGTATAGTTGCACGAGCATCAGCCAAGTTTTTAGACAAAGTCTTTTGCAATACCTGAAAGTCCGCATATGCTTGTGGATCTTTTTGTGCAAGCTTGGCCGCGGCCTCATTGAGAGCACCAATTTTTCCAGCCTCAGTAGGAGCGGCAATCCATCCAAAAAGGGCAGATACTGCATTTTGCCCAGAACCAATGCCTAACATTTTTTCAAGTTTTGGTGAAGATGCTAGATCACGAGCCGCAGTAAGATCTTGCAACGCTTGTGAGTTACCAGCAATAACATCTCCAGCACTTTGAGCATTTTTAAGTTTAAGCTCAGCATTTGTTTTTGTCATTTGCTGATGTGTATCTAACAAGTCTTTGTTTGGAAGTAATTTAAGAGCTTCAGGAGTAAATTTACCTGTAGCAACGAGTTCGTCTTGCAACTTTTTACGAGTTAATTCTGTATTTTGTGCCCAATCTTCTGGCAAAGTTCCAGGTAAAACTTGATAAAAAGGATTTTCATTTTTTGCTCTTTGAGCCGCCAAACTTTGTTCTTGAGCAGTTCCAGTTGTTGTTTGAAATGTCTTAGCAGAAGTTGCTAATGGATGCTCTTTACCAACTAACTCTTCAACTTTGGAAATCAATGCTGGAGGATATGGTTCATTGGGATGATTGGTTTTCCAATCAGAAAGAATTTTTGAGGAAACGGATTGTTGATTTAGTGCCGTTCCATACAATGAATTTTCTGCTCTCATCTTAGCAATCGTTGGCACAACCGCACGTTGTTGTTCTTGCCAATCTCCAAGAGCCTCTGCCCCAGATCCTAAAGACGCCATGAACCCGCCAAGTTGTGGTTTAGCCAGACCAGCGGCAACTTTGAACCAATTAGGGTTTTTGTAACGCTCTTCTAAAGAATCAGCAAATTTTTTCCGTTGATCAATAAATTCATCAATTGAATTAGCAATTTCTGGATGCTCTTTATCATAATAACCTGCCAAATTAAGTTTGGATGAATCAACGTTGCTTACATCGAGCATAGGCAATGTTAAATTAGATTTACTTGTCATTGTCATTTTTATTCCTTATTAACCTGGATTTAAAGTACCATCATCAGGATTTTTATTTGGATCTGTTTGATCTGTTTGATTTGTTTGATCAGGAGGTGGGCTCAACGGAGCATTATTATTAGCGGCGGCATCCTCTAAAGCTTGATCAGATGCAAGAGCACCCTTAGAATTTACAGCAGTAGCTATCTCGTTGCTTGTTGGTGTATTTGGATCGTTTGAACCTGTTACTTTGTCATACAAGCCTGTTGCGCCTTTTGCTAAAGTAGACCCTAGTCCTGAGTTTATTAGTCCAGCACCTAATGCCGCGGCTGTAGCTATTCCAGACAATGGAGAAGCATTGAGCGAAGTAGATGAAGTAGTAGGAATACTCTGACCAGACATAAGACCAGCCATTGCCTGCAATTTGGCTAATGGGTAGTTTTGCTCGTTCTGAGCAATTGTCTGTTGTTGAGTACCTAAAGTATCTTGTGCATTGATTGTGTTCAAACCTAAATTCTGGTTTGTCTGAGCTAAAGCACCTAATTGCTGTCCAGCATTTGTAAGTCCAGTTTGACCTTGATAAGCCTGGTTGCCAGCCGTTGCACCAAGTTGACCCTCTAGTGCGTTTTGTTGTTCGGCAGTCTGTAACGCTGTGTTATATCCAGTATTTAATGCTTGGAACTGTTGAGCAAGTGCGTTTTGGTTAGCGTTGTTTATAGTCTGTCCAAGCACTTGATTTGCACGTTGTGATCCAAACTGACCGCTTCCGATTCCACCAGCCATTGCCAATGGGGCAAGATTTTGTTGGATATTCCTATTGTTCAAGTCGCCCAGTTGATTAACAACTGTGTTGGTGTACGGGCTCATATACTGAGCCGCAAGTTGTGATGGGTCTTGTTGTGCTGAATTTAAGTATTGAGCACCTGCCGCCAAAGGAGAAGTTGCATTAGCCGCATTAGATAACGTAGTTCCAGCTTGATTTAAGGTGGGCTGATAAGCAGTACTTGCAGGGGTTACATTGTTAAAAGCTTGATTTTGTAAATCAGTTACACCAGCAAATTGAGCGTTTTGCGCGGCTTGTCCACCTTGAGTAGCTAGCGTTGCTAGATAGTCGTTGTAATAACCTGGCGCTGTTGTTGTTGTGGTTTGACTTGAATTAAGCAGATTTGACATTTTTAACCTTTCGCCATCTTGAGGTAGTCAAGAGGTGACTTTGCCTTTGGTGGTATTTTACTTGTTGGTGCTGATCTTTTGTGCTCTCTAAGCTCTTCTCTCATGGCGTCCAGCATCTTTGCGCCATGTTTGTTGTCTCCATGCCCTAAAGCCGTTACAAAAGACGCTGGAAGTACAACTTCCCCGTCTGCTATTTTGGCTGGTACTGGATTCCCGTGGTTCGCCTCCTCATGGGGTATTTGGTGCATGAACTTCATCAAGGCATCATTACCAGCCTTGCTAGAACCATCCCCAAAAGCCGCAACCGCATCAGCATCAATTACATAGTCGCCGTCGTGTAGCATAGCTGGAATATCGTCCGATTGACCTGTACCACGGCCACCAGCATAGAACCCAGTCACGCCTGTAATGAACTCAGGGTTATGGCCTTTAGGAGCCGCTTTATGGTACTTTGATAGTCCACCGTCAGCCTTATGAATTAAGGACGCCAAAGGGCCTTGTGCCATCTGAACAATTGGCATCTCCCTTACTGGATCAAAAGTCCCCGCCGCAGTCTTAGCACCTCCAGGGTTTAATACAGTAGCCCCGTAAGTCTTTGCAAAAGTTGGGTTAGCCATATCTTGAATAGATTTCCAATCAACTGAATTAGGATCAGAAGGGTCTCCACCCGATGTACCTCCAGTTACAAAATGTTTGGGCTGAATATGTTTCTTTAAAACTTCCATCAACTCTGGAACAATCTTGTCTAAATGGATAGAACCGCCATGAGCAGAGGAAACAGTAGTATCGGATGTATTGCTGTCTTTGCTTAACAAGTTTTTACCGTAATTACCTACGGATTGAATTCCAGAGTTGGTTAGAGATCCAGCAATTGCATTGGTTGGGTTTGTGCCACGTAGTCCACTATTAACAAGAGATCCTGTTATACCTCCCACTAAGTTGCTACCAGTAAGATCACCAACGTTTGACCCAGCGGCTCCAGAAATGCCATTGATTAAACCATTCTCTAATGCTTTACTTGGATCTTGGCCATGAGCTATTGAGTTAAGCGTTCCACTAACGCCTTGCTGAACTGAAGGATTCAATACCGCCTTTTGCAATACATCGTTGTCCGTCATGCCGGCAAGATCTGCTCCAGCCATGTTAACGCCACCTGCAATTAAACCGCTTTCAACGCCGTTCAGTACTGCTTTTGTTGGGTCTTGACCTTGGGCAATACCAATACCTGCATTAAGATATGGGACAAGATAAGCATTACCAGTAGCAATCGCACCAATATCCGCAATAGCTGACCAAGGATTTTTCTCAATAGCCTTTACAGTTCCATCAATAACTTTACCAGCCTGATGAAGTGCCTCTGAAGGATTCTCAATAAAATTACCCACGTCCCTACCAATAGTGGATATTCCATCCCCTACCGATTTGATTGCTGATGATACTACTCCCATTTATTTCACCTTATATGTTAGCCATCCAGTTGAACTGGGGCAAATCTGAATGTTGCACATTTAATCCAATCATGTGCAACATCTGCACTATGCCAGGATTGTCGGCTTTACCATACAACCTTAAAACTGGGGTTTGTTTGATAACACTTAAAAAGTTTGTTAATGCTTTACGCAAAGTATTGGGAGGATCAACCGTGTACAGATGGCACTCAACCGCTTGCTTTCCAAGGTGGACTAGAAAAAGAACACTGTTACCGTGTTGCAGTATGTTGCCTTTACCCTCAGACACTTCTTTAGCCACATAGGTTAAAACCTTTTGTGGATCAACTTGGTGTTGCTGAGCATCTGCTGTGATAATTTCTGATGGTGTCATTTTGGATCCAAACTCATAATTCCAGTTAACTGCGCCGCCCATTCTTGCCATGTGGCAAATCCTCGGTGGTCAGGTATACCCGATTGCACAAAATATCCTATACCGTTCATTCCGTCTACCCATAACCGCCAGTTTTCCTCTGGCACATTCCCCAACTGATTTGGAGCAAACTGCTCTTCCATAAGCCTGCACCAGTAGTCCCACTGCATGTTTCTGGGGTCGTAAGTTACAGCCATTACGAAGGATTCGCTGTACTGCGAATGTCGCCTGTGTCCATACTTATCAAGACTTTACCCATAAAGTAATTACCTCCAACAACGTTAGAGGTAAAACGTAATCGCAGTTCACGCCTTTGCTCACGCATGTCTACCTTTAAGGTTGTTGGATCAAAGTTGTATGGATCAGAAGTAATGTCAGCATCATCAGCATAACCCTTACCAGTCACAATAACTGACATTTGTCCAGACTGTACAAAGTCAGGCTCAACCCTCTCACAACGTGTCCAGACGTTATCTCCTGGTTGCTGTGTAGAACCTACCAGTCCTGCGTATGTACCAAGCGCAGGCGTCTCAAAGAACGAATTAATCGCATCTACTTGGTTTGTATACACCTGATCTGTGCCAACTTCATGTTGCCATAAGGTGTACTTGCCTGCTGTATTGGGAGAGTATCCAGCCATAACAGGGTAATGGAAGACCTCTGTATATGTTCCCGCTGAACGCTGAGCCCCCGTCGCTTGTCCAGCATCATACCAAGTCTTCTCACGAACGTTATAAATAATCGCATCTGTACACTCTGTGGCATTACCCCGTGGGTAGAACCACCAGATTTCACCCCATCGAGGAATCTTGGTACACCAGACTTTCTGGCGCTGAGCATAGTTTAAGTTGTCAAAGAACCAGTTCTGATTCTGGCTATTGGGTATCTCTTGGACTACGCCGTTGTACATCAAGAAACGATCAACACCTATCCAATAGAAAAGACCGTCATACTCAATGACTGAGGACGAAGATAATATTGAACTCTGACTGGTGATCAAATCATACTTCCAGTAGTAATTAATACTACCCACCGTGCTAGGAGCATAGCTAACACGTATAACAGAGTCTAATGACCAAAATAATCCAGCAGGAGACGTTGTACCCCCCCTGAGTGGTAGTCCTTTAACAATCTTACCAGTAGATACGTTGTTGGCATTAGCGTCAGATGACGTCCAGTTGTTGAAATCACTTGCCGCGCAATTTTGAATCAGACCGTTATTCCCGTACACAAATAAGTACGGGTGAAGCATTACAACTCCACCAGATACTGCAATGTTGTTATCAAAAGTCAGAGTTACAGTCCCTGATGCAGTTGCATTGTTGTTTAGTATTACAGTCCACACACTAGCTACTTGGGCAATAAATGTTAGTCCAGCAGTCGTACCTGCCGTAGTGACAATACCTGTACCACCTGATAAAATTGACAAGGTAAATGTCGTGCTTCCGTTGGTAGCCACAATGTAATAAGTGCCCGCTGATATACCAGTCGCAGTACCCGTCAATTGTCCTGTCACAATAACTTGCTGGCCTGTAATAAGCGTACTAGCCGTTGCGCTACAAGAGAACTGTCCAGCAGTACCCGTCACAGCAACCGATGCTAATGTAAAGGCATTGCTTACAAGATTTGACGAGACAATCGTTGAATTGGCTGGAATACCTGTACCTGAAACACTTAATCCTGCCCCCATTGCATAGTTGGGTGTAGAGAATGTCAGGTTCGGAGATCCATTTGTTGTTGTACCAGTTGCCGTAAATACACCTACAGGGGTAACAGATGTTCCGCTGAAGTTGCCAAACAATGGACGTGTATTGACCGTACTATCAATTGCACTTAAGTTTTGTCCTGGATGGGCAATTAACTTGTTTTGGTTGCCACCTGTTGAGTCATAACCAATCTCAAATTGCCACAAATTATTGTTGTTTGGCTGAAAATAATTGATGGAAGGAGCAACGTTAATTCCGTAATAAGTTACAGATGTAATAGTCCCCTGAAACGGCGTAACTGGATTAAACGTCAATCCCGTAGTTGTTCCAGCCGTTGTTGTTATTGCCGTACCACCTGGTTGAGAAGATAAAGTAAAACTGGTTGTACCACCTGTAATTACATAATAAGTACCAGGCACAATACCCGTAGCAGTTCCACTAAATATGCCAGTTACGCTAATAGCTTGGCCTGCAACAAGAGTAATTGTGCTTGTACAAGAGAATTGTCCAGCAGTACCAGTTACAGCCACACTAGATAAAGCATTTCCGCCTATATCTGAGTTTGCAAATGTAAATGTATCTCCGTATCCGTAACCAGTTCCAACTGCTGTATTGGTTACAGTTGTTACCACATTCCCAGATACGACAACCGTAAAAGTTGCCCCAGTTCCGTTCCCGCTAGTTGTTATTGGAACCACCCCAGTATAAGTACCGTTTACGTACCCTCTACCAGCAGTTGTAATTGACTGAGTTGTAATTCCACCAATTGTAAATATTGACGTAGGACCAGAACCAATCGCACTTGTATTATCTGTAATCCACTGCTCTAAACCATTGTTATAACCCGATACAACATAGTTAAGCCCATTAACAGAACTCATGTACATGCCACGAGATATGCCCGTAGCATTCAAAAACAATCCGTTGTACCCCCCCATCTTTTTCGGCAATCCATTTTGAAAACGAACCCATTGACCGTCCACATAAGTTGGTGAGGCGAACTGGGTTCCATCCCTTTGAATGCCAGCTTTTATTTGAAGGGCAACAACCTTTGAGGTCATTAGAATCCTCCGCCCAAAATTCCTACTGGAACAAGTAACCCCGTAGTTGTAAGCGTCATGCCATTTGATCCACTAGCAGAGAATCCTAACTGTCCACTGGCTACCAGGTAAATACCCGTTGTAGTATCCCCTGAGAAGTTCAGAGATGGAGCACCAGCAGATCCATTTCCTACCGTTAGTGCGGCAACTGTTGAAGATGTCGATGTCTGCGAGTTATAGACGTTTGTACCATCACTAATCGCAATAATCGTCTGGCCCTGATTTAAAGCTAAAGTGGCTCCACCAGATACCGCAGTTTTAAATGTCAGAGAATATGAACCAGTTGTACTATTCTTAAGGGCATACAAATTAACCGTTGAAGGCAAAATAATTGTTGCATTAGTGGTTAATGTTCCTGTATAGGTTTGGATTGCATTTGCGGCTTGGGCAGTTGTAAGCGTAGTTGTTCCGCCTGTCGTGTTTACAAATAAGTTGGTGTATACAAAAGTATTTGAACGTCCATAGGCAAAAGTGCTATACCCATTTGTTCCATTAGAAACTAATACAACAGACTCTGTTAACTGTAACTGTTGGTTTGAGTTTCCGTCAATGGTGTCAGAACTTGTGCCGTTTGGAGATACAGTCAGAACACCAGTTCCGCTATTACGAACAATTACAAACCAATCGTTCCCAACAACTGATGAACTGGGCAATGTAAGTGTTCCAGCGCCTCCTGTCCACACATAAAATGCGGCCCTGTCTGAAGGCAAGAAAGTGTAAGCGCTACTAACAGTAGAAAGAGGATAAGACTCATTTAAAGTACTTCCAATAGCCATTAGACCGTAGCCAGCCAATGTTGATGCATTAGCCTGGGATACACCCGTACCAAATACAACGACCGCCCATGTACCGTTAACAGTTGTGTTGTCTGTTAAGTAGATAAAGTCAGCAACTCCAGAAGCTATGCTTGAGATTGTGTTTCCGCTGTTATCAGTTACCGTGAACGCTATAGAACCAACGTTACGAATCAATACCGCCTGTCCCGTTGACACCTGAGTTGCAGGTGGCATCTGTAATTGCAAAGCAGATGTAGTAATGGTTGTTGAACTAACTGTTTGAGAAATAGAAACTGTGTAAGTTCCAATCCCTCCAGTACCACTTATAAAGGCTGTAACGTATGTCCCTGTGGTAATGTTTGAACCAGTAATAACAGATCCAACTGCCAGTGCTCCAGAAGCAACCGCGCTAATTGTCAATGTTGTACCACTAATAGATCCAGTATAAGAACCTGCGCCCATCGTGGCGTTTACTTCAATTATTCCAGCAACAACATTTGTAGTGTTGCCGTTGATTGGCCACTGTAATTGAGTCGTTGAACTCAGGGTGAGTGATTCATAACCAATTGGGGATTGGTTAACGGTTTGCCCTGTGTAGGGATTAATGTATGTAGTCATGATTAACTATCCACGGCAATGGTTTGACGATCCCCAACACGAGCAATATCCTCGGTCTTCAGGGCGTTAATGGCTTCAGTATATTTCTGCTGGAATACAGCACGGTTGTCGTTCTTTAAAAATAACATCGCCTGCAAGAGCGTACCGTACAGCATAGCATTTGGGGCATACTGAGTTAGCCAATTTGTTTGGTTTGTTGAACTCAAAGGAGCAATACGCTCATAGAACAATACTTCAAAAGTATATGCCTGGTCTGGCGTAGGCGCTAAGTACCAATGCTCATAATCGCTATCAGCGTAATAAACAGGAGTTGCTGTCTGTGTGGCGTTTGGCCAGTAGTTCTGTAAGTATTCAAGCTTACGTAGTAGTACAGGCTGAGTCTGTCCAGTAGTAGGGTTAGTCAGCGTCATAGACACAGTCTTGCGCCAACGGGCAGGCTTTTGTATGTTAGGCACTCCAGATTGCATACTTGCGGTTACAACCTGTAATTGTCCCAAAGTCTTGATTTCTTGGGCAATCTCAAATTCTGCAAGGGTAATAAATGTTGGGATTGCGGCGACAGTAGCGGCGTCATTGCGCTCTAAATATGAGAGCACCATAGACGTCAAACTGTTGTACGTCATCACCCATGATGGAATCGTCGTTGCCATTGTTGCCCTTTATAGTTAGCCTATTGTCCCACTACCTGACCATAACTTCAAGGGCATGTTTAGTCAGAGCAATTCGCTCATTTAAACCAAATGTTCCGCCATTGATGCGCTTGGTCAATCCTTCCCAGTTCTCGGACTCTGCCAATTGGTTACAACCATGCGTAGACCAGAACCAGCCTGCTGACATCGCCGCCCACATAGGTTGAGCTACTAGGGTGGGATTCTTTACAAAGTCTTGTCCAACGCTTTGTCCGAAGTGGTAGTAATTGTCGTGTCCTGTAAGCTGGATGCACCCCCGACCGTGGTACAAGAACCCGTCCCCACTTGCCTCGTCTCTGTTGCCCATACGGTTTGCGTAGATTCTGTTACCGATTTTTTGGGGATTACGAGAATAGAGTTGAATCTCTTCGGGCTTAAATTTATGTCCGAATAACCGTTGTAACGTCTCAGCGCTGTACGATAGATTCTCTTCAAGAGTTCTGAACTTGTTGCACTCGTGTGAGCACTGTCCGATAAAAGCCGCTTGTTTATGAGCATCATCTATTCCAAATTTGCTAAAGGTTGAATTAAGAGGGTCTACCCATTCGGCACCAATCCCCAGCTTTTGAAGTTGATCCGCACCAATCATTTGACCCCCTTATTCACCGTTTCTCTGACGCTGTTGTATTGCTTGATACAGGCGTTGAGGGAGATGATTGCTGTGTCCCCTTCGACTGTGTATCCGTTAATAGCTTTAAGAACCTCTCGTTGAGATTGGGCGTCATTGGCTGTATCTCCTGCGACAGCGGGGGTACCTGGATTGGCTGGTACACCACAGGTGGCTTGAGGTAACCGCAACTCGCCAGAGTCAATGCGAGCATCGGTACTAGCTTGCTTGGTCTTAACATCATCTTTTGCCTTTCTTAAAGCCGTCGTTGCTACGGCTATCTTTTGATTTAGTTCGGCTTCTTTGGCGCGAGCTTCGCCATTAAGTCTGATAATTTCTGCTTGATCTTCGTCAACGCGTTGTTGATAGCCTGCATGATGTCCATAGAAATACACTCCTATAAAAGTTGATATTGCACCAATAATTAACCAGGGGTTAAACATGTTCTGCCCTCGCTTGCGCCATACGCTCACGCTCATGATCAGCCTCTAGTGTAGCTTGGGATGTGGGAGCAGGTGGAGGCGTCCAGTTGGCTGGGGCCGATACGGTAATGTTTTGTATTGGGGGAGGAGGTGGCGCTACATAAGCATCCTTCCCACCCTTCACGTTGTTCATCATGGCTGTAGCCTCATTGGTCAGCCCTTTGGTCATAATCCCACCTATACCGCCCACAATGAGCAATACAATGTCGTTCAGCATCTTAGTGAAAGCCTGGTCAATTGGAGCCATAGATTTAATAGGCTGAGACACAAACATCACGCTATATATGAGCGTTACTACTATAAAAAATAGTATTAAAGTAACCACCACAATGACAAAAGACCGTGTACGGGCTTCTATCTCATCGGCAGTTAACCGCTCCCGATTGGGGTTGGGGGTTAACAGAAGTAACAAGATTTCCTTCAATTTTCTTCTCCAATACAGGGGCTACAAGGTATTCTGGGCAGTCTTGAGTAAACTCACAACGGGGCTTTTGGCAACGAGCATTACTGAAGTTGTCAGGGTCTTGGCAAAAGTAGCGGTACTGGTCTTGGCAACCCGCTAACAAAATAATCAGTAAAGCGCATATTCTCATTCTTCCCTCTTTTCTTTTTGACGCTCAAACTCTTTCTTTAACTTTTCCATTCGCTTTATATCGTTAGCAATCAAAATTCTTTCTTGATGTATCTCCATGTACATAAAACCAATCACAGGCAGTATCAGCACAAATAGCAAACACAATATGACTATAACAATCACGTACTTCCATGACTCATCCGATTTATTGCCCACATCAGTCCTGCTATATATATTGCCACGAAAACTATCATTACTGTGCAAGCACTCAAAAACCAAGCCCTATCAGCCAACTCTCTAGCCTCTGCGTCTTTCTGAGCTTTTTTCCTTATCTCTGCTTTTCTTGCCAATTCCTGCTTTGTCTTTACAGTACCAATCATTTCATTAACACGGGAATAAAGATCTTTTAACTCTGGAGGAACGTGATAAATCATGTACTCAGTCAGATTGATCCTCATGTCTTCTAACTGCGTCTTTGCCATGACTAACCGAATCGCCACCTCATATGTTTCACCGTCTGGATCGTATATCTTCTCTATCCGCTCTTCCTCTGCTCTAATCGCATCTGCACAAGCTTTGTAATTCTTAAAGAATGCTACCAACTGATCACCGATTTCCGCATAAATTGCTTTTTCATCAAACTTTACTTTTTCTTTCTTCTTCGGCTTAGACTCTTGCGGACTTCCCAAATCTGTAGTTGATTCCGCAAATAAGCTTGTAATCCATTTCCAAATTCCTGTAACCTCCTTGCCAATCTGCTTAACGTCCCCAATAGTCTTTTGTACATCTTTTACAAGGGCTTTCCCTTCGTTGTACATAGAACAAAGCTCTTTAATGCCTGTGAATGCGGCATTGGCGGCTTGGAATAAAAGCAAAAACTCAATTTTTAAAACCCAAATAGCTTATGAATTAATTCAGCCGCGGCGCCTGGACCCAATAGAACGCAAGCACCAATTACATAAAGCATGTGCTCTATGCGCTTCATTCTTTTAGAACCGTCGTCAAACCGCTTTTGAATCTCAGCATAACGCTGTGCACAAACAGCCTCGTGGACTGCTAGTTTCTTGTCAGTTTCATTAGCTAATTCATGCACATCGCCCATGATTAACTTGCCTGTTCAGGGTGCGATTCAATCGCGTTTTCTGGCGCAGAAATCTGATTTTTAGCCTCAGTCTGGATTGCCTCAATAAGTTGATACGTCTCTTTATAAGGACGATCCCCCAAGTATCCCAAAATGTTATTTAATAATTGTGTTGAAATTTGCAGTTTTTCCATCTTCATTCTCCGTTCCCGCTAAGATTGGGTAGCAGGCTCACCCTTATGCAGTACGTTGCCACATGTATACGACCAAGTACGGGGAAATGGTTGTCATTGCCGTATTAGCAAAAGCCGTTCCACCAGACTGAGTAGTGTTTGTCGCAGTAATTCCTGTGTATGCAGAGGTTGTGGCGGTAGTTGTTGTGGACGTATATACATTTGTTGAGCTTCCAGATTGTGGGAGCGCGCCACTTGGTGCTTGGTAATTGTGGTTGTGTTGCTTATCTGTAATAGAGTGATCGTGGGCTGGAAGATTAGCTAAACCAATTGTGGTCGTAGATGAACCGCCTGTCGTACCCGCTGTGTATCCACCACCATTCCCAAGTAACATTTGACCAGCCGCTAAAGCCACCCATGTACCAAACCCAAATAAAGTACCTGGATTGGTACTGCTTGAGGTGTTCATGTAAATAGAGCCAACTGGGTAAATTGCCTGTAAAGCAGTAGTAACAAATGAGGTTGTAGCAATCTTTGTTGTGTTATCTCCAGAAGTTGGGGTAGTTGATGTTCCACCTCCGTTTAATGCTACCGCCCCAGTACAAGTTGTTGTTCCTGTTACCGCTAGAGTACCGCCTACAGTTACATTGGTAAAACTACCACTTGCCGACGATTTAGTTGCCAAAACTTGAACAGCGCCCGAATTGTCCTTGTAGAACAATTTGCCGTCATAATAATTTATTGCCAGTTCAGCACCAGTTGATCCACTAGTCAGATTAGAGGCTGAAGGAACGTTAGTGGTTGTACCACTAGCGTATATAAGTATTGGTGTGTAACCTGATGCTGACATGGTTTTTCCTATTTAAATGCTGTTGAAATTGTGGGATTACTAACACTTTGATCCATTTATTAATCCTGCACAAGTTTATTTTCATCTGGGTCTGGTGTCCAAGTAACCGCAATAGCTGTCTGTAGTGTAGGAACATCTGTAGCAGAAGCAATGTTAGATTTAACAGTCTTTAGTTGTTCTCTAATAGAGGCTCTCCATGTAACCCATGCGGTAGGTGCGGTATACCCTGTATCAGACAAATGTCTAAAGTCCATGTAATCTGTCTTTTGTAGCAGATTCCAAACCGTATCATTAGCCCAGTTAGTCCATGTAGCCTTTAATTGGGTTAAGTCTTTAGGATGGTCTACACCCCAGTAAAATCTATCATCCCATCCTACAGGGTCTGCAACCTCTGTAATACCAATAGCGTTCTTTTCTTCAATAGAAGTTAAACGTAGCCAATTGGCAGGGAATTGCGTACCATTTATTTCAAATGGTGTGTCGATGGGGAGTGGAACGTTATTAAGTAAAAACATTTAGATTCCTTTAAATGTGTTGTGTTTCTTCATGTTTTCCAAAGCTGGCAAATATTGCAAGTTGTTTTCAACATGAAGTCCTGATACTGTTTTTCCACGCAAAGGAATAATGTGGTCAACATGGTATCCCTCTGGTCGATTAACGTAAATTTCACGAATCTTGTTCATGTTTGCCCAGCTTGGTCTTTGCTTTATTTCTGCAATTTCACGCAATCTGCTGTGAAATCTTGCGTATCCTTTAGTGCGGGATTGTCCATGCTTCAAATTTGCTTTGCCTTGTTGTGGACAAGTAACTTCAGCACGATAACAACCGCATGACCTTGTATGGCTTGTTCTTAACTTTTTTCCACAAACAACAAGTTCTTTGCCGCAATCACATATACACAACCATCTTGCACGAGTTCCATCATTTGACGCTCTTTCCTTAACGGTGAGTCTGCCAAACTTTTGCTTAACCATGTCAATTAGTTTTCCCATTCTCACCTCGCCAAACTTAGCTTAAACGGCGAAGATGCAAATGCCGCATAAATGTATGTCCCACCAGAAGCATTAACAACTGTTGCAGAACGACATTTGAAACCATTAGAAAGTCCATCTATGGATGTAGCTGATGTTTCTGCACCAGAAGTGTCTGCAAGCAATGTGGCTGACTCTACGTTGTATGTGTCTCTTGATGTATCCCAAATATACCAATCAGATGTGCTGTCAGTACGCTTAACCATTACCCAACGTGGTTGAAAGTTTGTGAACACAAATGGACCATCAGTAGAACCGTTGCCTGTGTATGAGCCAAACGCAGAGTAGCCAGCGACTTCTGAGAAGCAGTAGGCTACATAGGTGTTTGTATTCCCGTTTACAGAGGCATTGGTTCCCAAGTAAATATTGGTTGATGTAGGGTTAGTGCTGTTCCAAAATGTCGCATCGTTAGAATTTGCGTTAGTCAAATTCAAATACATGACACCCTGTCCAGTAGACCAAATTCCAACGTGGTTTACTGCCCAGTTTGTCACACCGTTGCGCTGTTTAACAATTACCAACTTAGGTTGGACACCAAGCCCATGACCCACAGTAGCGTTAGCACCTGTACCTGTATAAGTCACCACGCTAAAGCCTTGCGTAGCACCAGCACTTACAGTAGATGTGATAGAGCCGTTAGTGTTGGATGAGGATGTGCCACCTGCCTTCCATTGCCAGCCGATATAAGTAGCAGAACTTGTGTTCATCTTTGCCAAAGCACCAACAGTAAATCCTGTGCTGCCAAACGCTGTCAAACCTGTTGTTTGTGTAGTCTCTGCTGCCGTACTGTTGCTTACCAAGTCTAAAGTAGTTCCTCGCACAGAGTCATACAACGCATGGTCAGTAGCACCACTTCTGCCTTTTACCCACACAAAGTCAGGCTGAAACGTAATTCCAGCAGGATTGTTTGTACTATTTGATATTGTTAATGTTGACCCTGTACCTGTGTATGTACTAGCCGCCATGTAATTAGCACCATTGCTAATTGTAGGCGTGGGTAGGTTTTGGGTGTTCAGTGCATTGAAGCCTGTAGGTGGTGTGTAGGCGAAGGGACGTTGACCGAAGTTGGCGCTCCACACGCAACCGTTAAAGCCGCTCACAGCAAAGCACCATTGCCCCGTGATACCTGTAATCTGCGACCCGCTCGTCGCGCCGTTTTTATAAAACTGCAACGTGCCGTTGGTCGCGTCAAACGCCATGCCGATAACGTCATTGGCCGCGATAGTCCCGTTTCCAATCCAGTTAGACGAGAAGAAAGCGATTGATGAGTTTACCGCACCATTTACGTTGGCTGTGATTGGTATCAGCCCAGCAAACGGATAATTCGAACCGACTGTGGTCAGCGTTGCTTCGCAATAGAACTGCCCCGACTGCGGGAAAATAGTGCTGTTGCAAATGCCGTTCTGCGTTGTATTGCCGAACGTTACTTTTAGGTTCCCATCAGCGACAGTAATCGTTGGCGATGGCAGGTTGCTAGTTTGTAAGGGGTTCAGAACAGCATAATTCCCACGCCCATTCCCACCATCAGCCCACATCGTAGGCACGTCGATCATGCTGTCGTAGGTCACGCCAGCAGTCACGCTGATGTTGTTGGGTGTCCAGTTGTTTCCGTTGCCAGACGTATCGTAGCCAAGCGTTGTCGTAGAAGCATTGTTACCAAAGTTCAGATAAAACCCGTTTGTCCCATAAGTACCTGTGTACTTTATAGGTTGCCATACACCTGTTGTAGTGTTGGTTGTTCCAAACGATGATGGAGTTAGGGCTTGACCGTCAATAAAGTTGATTTCGGTTAGGTAGCCGTCAAAGTAAGAAGTACCACCTGTTCTAACACCTAACCGATGTTGATAAGTAAAATTAACCCATGTATCAGCATTTTGCGATAATTGCGTTGAATAAGTAAGTGGTTGATTTATACCGTTAATATAAATAATTGTTCTATTGTTTGACGTTGCTTGGGTTGTGTCAATTGCAATAACGACATGATACCAAGCTGAAGGGTCACGAAATACTGCATTAGTTGTAATAGTAAGAACACCACCACCACCATTATCCTGTAATAGTTGAATTTGGTCTGAGCTTGTAAACCAAAACAATGTATAAATGCCAGCCCCATTACCAGATTCAAACAATGCTTGAGCAGAACCTAAAATACCTCGCTTAACCCAACCACTCCAAGTAAAAGTTTTGCGGTTAGTTGCTGTAGCAGGAGTCCTATTCAAATAAGCACTAGCACTAGAACGCAATCGCACAGAGCGGGCTATGCTGTAAGCTCCGCTTCTATTAGTAAAGAAAACGTCTT